GTTCTCTTTCTGAACCATGTTATTATCCCGAACTCAAAAAACATTATTATGATTTTCTCAAACTAACTGGATTGACTGAGAATGATGTAAAACAATTTACAAAAAGACGTTGGGCTGGTAGAAAAGAAATTAGATTTTTAACACATAACCAACCTGCTGCAAACTTTTATATTTTTCTAATGCAATATTTTTTAAGTAAAAGAGATAAAATCGCGTACCAACATTTTATGATATTTTTTATTATTAGATATTATGCGAATCTAATGCATAAAAGTTTTAAATATTGTAATGATGATACATTTAAATATGCTTTAGATATCTTAACAAAAACTCACTTATTTGTTAGAGAAAAAACTATTCCTAGTGCTCTCTATTATGTTGCTAATGAAATGATTAGACGTTGGACAAGAGGATTAAGAACTAATGATTTAGATAGTATATCAAGGTTTATGCAAGATAGTAGAACTAGGGTTTCTCAAAGTATGAAAAGTTTTGCCTCAACATATTATAAAGCTTCTGAGGAAGGTAAGGGACTTAAAACTGCGGAGGAACCAACTGACGATGAAGAAAACGAATATCAATATAAAGCTACAGAAAAAAGTGCTAAGTTAGTTGATGACATTACTAGAAAGATTACTGTATATAGATTTACAGATCATAAAATTCAAGAGGATGCTCGGAGGTTATCTAAGATAAGTTCATCACTTGCAACTCAAATTGTAAGTAAACTTAATAACACAAAACATTCAGATAATATAAGAATTATTCTAAAGATATTTATTAAAGATCTAAAAGACTCTTCATCTTTATGTGGAAAAAAATATGAGGGGTATGTAAGACAATTAATGTCTATTAAAAGAACTAAAATGAAAATTTATTTTAAACAGCAAGTGAATATATTATTACTAACCTTATTGGATGAAATAGGTTACAAAAAGAAATATAGCAAAGTCACTTCACAAACTCAATTCCTAATTAATTTGTTTCTCGCCTATTATTTAACTATGATATTAAGACGTACTGTATGTTAAGTTGAAGCAGTCGTATAAAACGCTTTCTGATCCGCAATCAAAGTAGTTGTTGTACTGCTTTTAGTTGGATTTGATCTTGCTTGAACAGTTGCGTTTTCATTAGTTATAGCTTGCCTTTGACCAATAGCTTGATTTTTAGCGAATAATTCTAATTCTTCTTGTCTTGCTATACTTACTAATCTTGTTCGTTCAGCAGGGACACCAGCTTTGAGAGCTACATTATAGTCTAATATAGCTTTTTTCGTAAAATCATCTCCTCTATCATCCAAAGCTTTTAAATAACTTCTAACTGTTGGTCTATTAGTAAAAGTATCTGTTCCTTCTTCTGCTAATAAACTAGTATATAAACTAGTAAAATCAATTCGGACATCAACTATACTAAGTTGTTTTGTGTATGCTATTTGTTGTTGATCACCACCCTTTATTACAGAAACATTTGTAATGACTGCTGGATCAAGATTATAAATTCCAGCAGCTTTAATTTTATGGAAGAATGGCCAGTTGTATGTTTTTCCATCATCTGATGTTGGAACTGTTAAACATAAAAATACAGCAAGAGGCCCTATAATATGTCGTTTTGTTGATTCTTCACTTCCTGGATTTGGATTATATAGTCTGACTGTTGCAGTATATGAGGGACTGAAAGCACTATTTCTCCAAACTTGAGGAAAATCAATTCTATGACCTCCAAGCAATTTATCTACAATTTCAGCTCCGCCACCAAATGATTTTGCTAATTGTGATTCACTATTTGTTAATTGTGTTTTTAATCCCTGCAAACCTCTAGCAAGTCCAGCACCAGTTTCACCAATGGCCTTTACTCCAGTGCCAATCACCCCTTCCAGACTTTCACCTGTTGCTATAATTGCTTTCGCTATATTTTCTGCGCCTCCAAGTCCTGTTTTAGCTCCTGTTATTTGTGCTAGTTGAGACATACCCTGAGAAGCAACATTTGTAAATTGTTGTAAGAAAGTTTCTCCATAATCATTTGTAAATGAGTCAGTTGGAAAGTTATCTGCTAAGAATGCTACCCTTATTGGTACATCAGTTGAGAATCCATGATTGCTTAAAATCTTTAGATATTTCTGTTCATCTGGATCTATTCTGAATAATGTAAGACCACTTTCAAAATGAGGTTTACATGGAACAATTTCTAAAATTGGCATACTGTTGATAATCATTTCGTCACTTACGTGTGAAGCTGGTGGTAGTCCAAATATTCCATTAAAAGGACTTAAAGGTATAATTGATTTTGGCATTTTATCTCCTTACCCAATATTACATCGAGCAACATCAGATGCTGCACCATATGCAGATGAAAATGAACCAGCAGCAGGGGCCATTCCACCTCCATTATTTTGTGAATTTATTAAATTAGTATTGCTTGATACAATCATTTTTGTTGAATTAATTGTAGCAGTTTCATTTTTTGATGCTGTTTTATTTAGTCCATCAATTATTTTTTGAGTTTCAGTTTCACTATGTTTGTTTTTTGATTTTTCTTTTTCAGCTTCGCCTTTAGCTATAAATTCTTTCCATCCTCTCATTTTTTCTTCTGCTTCTTTTGGTTTTAGATGGACCCATTTACCACTAACTTTTATTGCTCTTAGTTCTCCATTTATATAAACTACTTTGTCTGCAATTCCAGCTTCTTTAAAATATGATGATACACTCTTTTTTTCTGCTGCTATTGCTGCCGCTTTTGCTGCTATTGTTTCTTCTCGTGTTTTTTCTGTTGGTGGTGCTTTTTCTGTTGGTGGTTCTTTTTTCCCATATTTACCTAATTCTCTTTCAAGATCTGAAGCTAAAGTTCCTTCATGAATACCTTTAATAGCTTTTATTGCAGCAGCATATATTGATCCAACGACCGGAATATCTCTAATTGTACTATCTATTTTTTCTCTTAACCATTTAAATATTTTCACAATTCCATTAAGAGGAAACATTACAGTCATTAAAACATCTGTAGCTATTTTCTTTAAATCTTTCCAAATATCTTTATCAAAAAATTCTCCAATTTTATCTTTCCACCAGTTAAAACTTTCTTTAATTCTATCAAAAACCCAGAAAACTTTATCTTTGACAAAATTAATAATTGATTGGATCCAACCTGGTTTTTCTAGCCACTCTTTAAATGCATCCCATGCCTTTCCAATAGTCATTCTCCAAGCAAATTTGGCTAGAACCCAAGTACTTTTTATTCCCTCTTTCATTACTTTAAATGGAAAACTAACTAAACTTTTTACTCCTTTAACCAAATCTTTAATATTTTTCTTTGATTCCTCAAGACCTTCGGTAATACGTCCTCCGCCAACAAATCCAAGAATTCCTCCTGCTATGGCTCCAATTGCACCGCCAATTGCTACTCCAATTGGCCCTCCAAACATACCAGCTGCCATTCCAAATCCACTTCCTTTCAAAACACCACGTTTAGTTCCTTCCCAACCACTCTCTTTTCCAGCTAGAAATGCTCCTATAGCAGAAGTTATTCTACCAGCAGCAAACTCTTTTGGATTTTGCGCTAAAAATAGAGCTTGTTGAATCTCATCTTTTTTAAATGCTCTAGTTTTTACAAACTCTTTAGTAAATTCATCTGGCTCTTTAGCTGCGCCAATAGCATCATAAGTAGCCATTCCAAGACTAATAATACCAGCTATGGCACCACCTAAGAATTTCCCTCCAATACCAACTACTTTACTACCAGCACCAACTACTTTACTACCAACACCTGCTACTCTAGCCCCCGTTCCAACTCTACCAACTTGAGCAGCTCTAGTAGCTGCACCGCCTCTAGTAAATAAAGACATTTGTTTTGGTGTTTTTGCGAACTTGCCTAATTTACCTTTTGTAAATAATGTTTTTCCAAGTTGTCCTAAACCTAATCCACCAAGCAGTGTGCTTATTGTATTACCTAGCATACTTAAACCGCTTCCTACAAAACTTTGTATGGCACCAAATAGTAACATGATCCAATCCATCATTTTACCACGTAATTTTCTTAGTCTTGTATTTACACGTTTTAAAATACCAGTTTGTTCTCTAGCATTCTTTTTTATATCACCTAAAAATGATAGTTGTTTTTGATCTTTATTAATTTGTCTTTTAGCTTCTTTCGATGCCAAGTCAGCAGTATATGAAATATTATCTGCCATACTGGGTGAATGAGATTTTTCTCGTTCTTCTTGCTCTCCCTTCATTTTTGTTAAATTTAGAAAGATTAGAAAGTGCTTGATCTGCCCACTCCGGAGGTTTTTCTCTGAATGTACCAAATATATTTTCTCTAGTTACACCCATTCTTCCAGCAATTCTTCCTGGACGTGCAAGTCCACCAAATCCAGTAATTCCAGCTTCTTCAAGACTCTTTTTATCTAACCCCAATTTTTCAGTCATAGCTTCAAACATTCTTCTCTGTAACGAAATAATAGGTCGACTCGTCATATATTCACGAATTTTCTGAAACATTGTATATTGTTCTTGACCAGGAGCTTCAACTGCTTTACCAGATAATGCCTCTGCTGTTACTTTTGTGTACTTAACAATTTCATCTAGTTTTGGCATTCCAGTAGAATATAGTATTCCAAGCAAGTTTGATATTTTTAAGAAGGCATTATGCGTTGAAGTTGCTCCTCTAACATCAGATGCATAACCACCTCTAAGACCAAATAATGCTCTTAAAGGAGTTACAATTGCACCTCTTAAAACTTCTGAAAATAGTAACATATTTCTAAAAGCAGGATGCTGTAATAAAGTTCGTTGCCAAGCAATTCTTAATCTTGACGTCATACCAATCATAGCAACCTTAAGTTCAAGAATTGCTTTAAGTTGTCGTCTCTGATATGACTCTTGTTTTTGATCTCTGGCTTTTTTGAAACTCTTCTATAAAAGTTTTAACAATACCTCTTTGTAGATTTTTCTACTTTCAACAACTATAGTTTCAATACCTGCCATACGTTCAGACATCATTCTCATTGAGGCATCTAATTTCCGAGAAATATCAGCACTTTTTGCCTCATCCTAATTTGCTCCAGAATTTTATCAATTGGTGTTATAACTTCTGCAGCATGAACTTCAACTAAACCACCTTGTCTTATAAAACCACCTTCTTGTTAGTTTTTGGTGGTTCTTTGGTTATTCTCTTTTTAAGATCTTGTAATTCACTTAAAGTTGCATCTTCCCTTTCTTCTGTAGCAATATCTTTCCCTTTTCTAAATACGTCAGCAACTGTGCTTCCAGCTTTAGATAAACCTTCAGATACAGCTCCGCCAATTTTGTGTTTTATTTTAGATGCAGTATCTCGAAAAACATCTGTTTCCATAAATTTGGCAGCAAAGTAACCAAATAATGGAGTAGATCTTGATAAGGCCATAGCAATTGTATTTGTTTTATTGATACTAATATCTTCCCCAATTGCTTTTCCATACTGACTTACAGCATCACTTGTAGCTCTCGCCGTATCAGTGGTAATATTTTTTATACCGAGTGAGAGAGATTGGATTGTTTGGCCTAAACCTTTAAGAACTGTATTATATCCTTGTGCTGTTTCAGCGGTTAAGTCTCCCCTTTCTAATTCTAGCTGATGTAGCATTTTTTGTTGCTGTTTGGTTAATGAACTAATTTCATTTGATACTTGTAAGCGTTTCTTATTTTCTTCTTGAACTAGACCATCAACTGTTTGATGGAGACTATTAATTCTTTTTGCTCTATCGCTTGCTACATTATTAGCACTTTCATTTAGAATATCTGTACCAGGTTTCATTTTTTCATAATCTGGCATGTATTAGATCTCCTTATAATTTTTTAATTGCTCTATATACATTACTGCTTGGCCTTTTGATTAAGGCTGGTAAAGAAATTACTTCAGATGGAGCATATAACTCCTGATAATATAATTCCTTAATTTTTGTAGGTTTAACACTAAAAATATTTGAGTAAGTTGTATAGCATGGTTTAATTATATGTCTCATTGACATACATGCTTTTTGTATTAAAGAACTAGAACCTGAGGACATCGCTTTAAAAACAATTTTAATTAAAACAATGTAGTCTGTAACTAATTTTTTCAACTGCACTTCATGAAGACTGGTTTTATCCTTGAGCATATTATACAACATATAATAATATGTAGTTAGATTTTTATTTGTAGCTTGTCCCTTTTTCTCTATATTAAAAAAGACAAAACTGACAATTTCATTTACTTCTTTACTTGATAAATCTTTTTTAGGAACATTGAATAAAGTTGACCAATAATTTGTATAGAATTCTATCAAATCATTTTTAAATAGTTGATAAAAACCTTTTGGAAATTTGTTCGATGCTTTGTGTATGAGTTCATGAACTGTAGTTATTGATAATTCTTCATTTGAAGAAAAACCAAAAATATTAGTATCATTATCAACAAATACAAAAATATATTTTCCAACAGTTAGTCCAGCATAATATTTAAATTCTTCTGGTCTTTTTCTTAGGAGAAATTTTGAAATTTTATCTGTTAAATAACATGGGATAAATTCGTTTTTACTAATTAGTTTTTCTAAAACGGGTACTATGGGTTTAGCTCTACTAGATTTGGCCATAGCTTTTAAAAAATTTTGCTTTAACTTATCTGATGTGTAAAATTTAATTCCAAAGTAATCTGTAGCAACTTGCAGATTTCCCCTTGGTGCTGCAAACATTTCTAATGTGTTAGAAGATTGCATTTATATTTCTCCTTATTGTTGATCGTATAAATTTAAAATATCTACAAAACCACCCATTTCTCCAATATGTTCTTTAACATGTTTCATAATACCAGGATTTGACAAATCTGATTGAAGTTCTGAATTGCTTTGTATAATATCTGCCATCTGACTAGAAAATTCTGTATATTCATTACTATTAATAAGCATTGGTGGATCATATTTTCTTACATACATGACACATGAAGTTGCTAAGGCCAAGTCATCTCTACATCCAGTATCAGCTTCTACTTTTCCACTCGTTTTAGAAACAAGTCCAGTAAGTTCTAATGCCAATCTTTCTGATTTAACAATTTCTGGATATTGAGTAATATAAGAATATAAAGCATCAATCATTAATGGTCTTGTTTTTGTATTAGTAGATAATCCTGGTAGAACTGTTGTCTTACCTCGTTTTTCTTTATATATCATAAAAGAAAACTCACTATTATTGAGTTGCTCAACTACCTGGTTTCCATAAGAGTTTGATTCAACTACTATTGTACCAGGATATTGTGTTGCTAGAACTTGGACAACTTTAACAAAATCAAGAACCTTACATTTTCCTTGATATTCACATACTTGCTCTAAGGTTTCATAATCCCAAACTGTCACTGCTGATCTATCTTCACCATGTTCTGGTGCAGTATCAACCCCCATTATATAATGACGACCAGGTATTGGGTTAGCAAATCTCCAAACTTCACCATTAAATAGTTTTAATTTCTCAATAGGAGTAGTAACAGCATCCTGAACTTTCTCAACTGTATCTGGTTCAAAAAATGAACCTTCAGCAGGTAAGAATTTAAGTTCTAACTCCTGCGCAATTTTTCTTGGATCATTATCAAAAAGAGCACATTGAGTTTTATACCAATCTGGGTCATCAGCTAATTCAGGAATCATTTTCCAATGAATAACAAATGGTTCAAAAATATCATCTCTAGATACAGCTTTTTGGTATCTCTTAAAGTACCATTCTCCAATACCAATTGTTTTATTTGGAGTTGATAATACAACAGTTCCATAAGGAACGTTAGCTTTCTTAGCTTGCATTTGATTAGTTGATAATGCTGGTACCATACTTGTCCATGCTGTATCAATATAATGAACAAAGGCTGCTTCATCAATAACTAAAAATAGTAATAGCTTTACCACGAAGAGTTTTGTCTGGAGCATTTGGATTAACAGGTGAAGCAAATACTTTACTACCATTTGTTAGAATAAATGATTGCTCTGTTCTTTTTGCAAAACCAAGACCCAAGGGACCTCTTGGAGGTTTCATCCAATCGGGAAGTTTTTCGATCATTCCTCTAATTGCTCTAGCAAAGTCAGTTGCTTCTTTTCCATCTTTAGAAATAATACCAATAACTGCATTATCGTAAAATATTGTTAACCAGGCAGAGTATGCTTGAATAATTGTAGATATTCCTATCTGTCGACTTTTTAAGACAAGGACATAATGTTTAAATTCAACTAGATCTATTAACTCAACTTGTTTTTTGTACGGTTTAAGCAGAACATCTTTTCCTGGAACTTCGATTAATATATAGGTTCGGCAAAAGTAGTCGAAATCACCTTTACATCTTAAATATTCAACTACAAATTCATCTGCTAATC